TACAGTATATTTCCTATCGTGCCAGTTGAATGGTTGGAGTTGATTGGACATTTGAGTTTGCACAGCATGACTGATGCGTGGCTCAGCCAAAATGCTTACTGTGTAGATATTTGGGAAAGGATTGATGTACATGTGTTGCATGATCGTGCGGATTTGACCGGCAACAATGCCGATGCCACTTATACCCAGCGTGAATTGCTGGAGGGGAATCCCAGCAGTCCCAGAGATTTTCATTATCCGCCTACCACAGCACTGCGTATGGCAGAATGCGAACAGTTAGACACCTATCTAAAAAGTCGCGGCCTGACCACTAGCCCCACCTGGTGGGAACGAGTAAAATTGGGTCAACAGGATCCTTGGGAAAATCTACAGCGCAATGATATCAACAATCAGATGCGACAATTTCACATAAAGACACAAAAAATATGACCAACAATGCAAAGAAAACTGTATTGGTAACCGGCGGTGCTGGCTTTATTGGCCATCACATGATTCGACGTTTGCTCAAGCATGAAGAATACAATATCATCAGTCTGGATCGTTTGGATTTTTCTGGCAACCTTAATCGACTCAGTGAGCTGGGCCAAGAATTTGGTACCGATGCCATGCAACGCCTGCGTGTGGTCTATCATGATCTTCGTGCAGAAATAAATTCTCAATTGGCTGGCCAAATTGGCCCGGTTGACATTATCATACACATGGCGGCCGGTAGTCATGTGACACGAAGCATTGAAAACCCCATGTTGTTTGTGCAAGACAATGTGGTTGGCACTTGTAATTTGTTGGATTATGCTCGTCACTATCTGCCCAACTTGGAAAAATTTATCAACTTTGGTACCGATGAAGTGTTTGGATCAGCTCCCGAAGGAGTTGAATACCAAGAGTACGATCGTTACAACAGTCGCAGTCCTTATTCGGCCACCAAAGCTGCCGCAGAAGAACTGTGTGTGGCCTATGAAAACACCTTTGGTATGCCAATCTATTGCACACATACCATGAATGTGTTTGGAGAACGTCAGAGTCCAGAAAAATTCATTGGCATTGCCATGCGCAAGATCTTGTCCAACGAACCTGTTACCATTCACTGTGATGAAAAAACTGGCACACAAAGTGGATTACGGCACTGGGTGCATGCAGCCGATGTAGCCGATGCCACTGTGTTTATTATGGATTTGCCACACCGACAGTTTCCGTTGGCCAACAACTTTGGTGGTGTCACTTGCCCCAAGTTCAACATTGTGGGTCAACAAGAAGTTTCAAATCTTGTGGTAGCAGAAAAAATTGCCAAAATTCTGGGCAAGACATTGATATCTGAAATGGTCAGTTATGACACACAACGTCCTGGACATGATTTTAGATATGCACTCAGTGGCGATTATATGAAGCAGTTGGGTTGGGAACCCAAGTACACGTTCGATACCAGAATTGAACAAATGGTTACCTGGACCTTGAAAAACGATCGTTGGTTAAAAATATGAATCACATAACAGAAAATACTCAATGCCTGGCCTGCGGCTCAGATCACCTGCAGGTTGCACTGGATTTGGGCCAGCAACCGTTGGCCAACAGTTACCGCGACACAGCCGATGCTGATGAAACACGCTATCCCTTGGCAGTGAAACTGTGCCATGATTGTTTCCATTTGCAGTTGAGCCATACAGTGGATCCGGCCATTATCTATCGCAACTATCTGTATGCTACCGGAACCAATCAGACCATTCGAGACTACTCTAAATGGTTTGCTGATTTTTGTTTGGAAGCCTGCACCAATGTCAAAACAGTGTTGGACATTGGTTGCAATGATGGCACACAGCTGGATTATTTTAAAGCACTGGGAGTCGACACGTATGGTATCGATCCGGCTGAAAATTTGCATCCACGCAGCAGTGCCAACCACTCGGTGATCTGTGACTTTTTTGGCCCAGGTGCTGTGGAGCAGTTGAAGCAGGTCAACTACGACATTATTGTGGCACAGAATGTGTGTGCTCATAATCCTGATCCTTATGCGTTTATGAACGCCTGTGCCGAATTGATGAACAACAACACAGTGTTGTTTGTTCAAACCAGTCAGGCCGACATGGTTTTGCACAATGAATTCGACACCATCTATCACGAACATGTGAATTTTTTCAACGCCAACTCAATGAGTCGGTTGGCCCAACGCACTGGATTGCACCTAGTTGACGTAATCAAGGCTCCCATACACGGAAACAGTTATATTTTTGCATTGAGCCTGTCGCCAGTCAATCAACACCGTGTGAAAAATATTGTTGCGCTGGAGTCTGCACAGGGGTTAACCGACCCAGCCACTTATGTGCATTGGGAAGAAACGGTCAAGGCCAACATGGCTCGATTGATCAACACTGTTGACCAACACCGTGACGCTGGATACACACTGGTAGGATACGGGGCCGCAGCCAAAGGCAATACCCTGTTGAATTTTGGCAATATCCGGTTGGATTTCATCATCGACGATAATCCACTCAAACAGGGCAAATTTACTCCCGGCACCGGCTGTGCCATTGTCAGCATAGACAAACTCAAAGAATTTGATTCCAACAGTCGCATGCTGTTTGTGCCATTGGCCTGGAACTTTTTTCGCGAAATCAAGTCCAAGATACAGACTGCCAGAACCAACAGCAATGATCGATTCTTGAGATATTTTCCTGAGGTAGAAATACATCAATGAAGAACTATTTGATCAAAGGGTTGCATCGTATTGGCAGTACCAAATGGTGGCCTGGGCGTGACCGTGCTGATGAAGGTGACTTGTACTCGTACTATGAAAAAATGGCTCGTCTCAGCGAGTCTAGTTTTTTTCATAATCTACAAGGTGATTGGGAACTGATCAGATTGGAATCCACTGCTGTCGATGTCAACCATGTGTTCCGTCAACAGTTTCGAGCCATATGGGATATCTGGAGTTCGGAGCCCTGCAACATCTACTACTGTGGTAGCGATGTTCAGGTATTGAAACCCGTTGAAGTATTTGGCCGGTACCAACACTTTTTAATGTTTAATTATACTGATCCAAAAAGTCTAGACGAGCATGAGCATTTTCTCAATGCTGACATACGCTATTATCCGGCCGAAATGGATCGTGACATGTTTGCGCAGGCTCTAAAAGATGTTGAACATGCAGTGGAATGGAACAATGACCAAAAACTATACAATCGCATGGTTTGGTCGCAAGGGCTCAGCCCCGAACAGGTGATTGATCCGCGCATGGCCTATCAAGGTCCTTGGTTGCCTGGTGATGAAGAACACAAGAAATTTACCGATGCCTGGAACGGATGTACACTGGAACAAGCATCGGTGGTACATTGGCACGGTAGTCGACACGCAGCCAGCAAACTGGAGCTCATGCAGGCCATCAACGATCAATTGGGTGTACCAGTCGAGCCTTTGCGGCCCAGACCTGTGCGCACCATAGATGTTTCTCATTTGCCTTGACTTTGCCCAGTCACTGTGTTAACATAGTCATACAATTATGAAAATACACTACAGAGAACCCAATCTAATAGAACAGATGTTGGCAGCCATTGCCGACGGTAAAAAGCATATTGATTATTTTGAATTGTCGGCAGACGAATTTAATCAAAATTTCAGCATGTTTGACAAATCCAAACAGCACGGCGGAGATGTAAAGTATTCTTTCAAACGTATTCCAATACGAGTCAAATCATGAACAAGATAAAAATTAGCGAACTATTTTACAGCATACAGGGCGAAGGTCGTTACATGGGAGTGCCAAGTGTATTCTTGAGAACATTTGGCTGTAACTTCAAATGCAGTGGCTTTGGCATGCCCAAGGGAGAATCCAGTGTTGAACGACATATTGTTGCAGAAACTGCCGAAAGTTTTAAATCTTATAAATCACTACCACTTGTGTCTACTGGATGCGATAGCTATGCAAGTTGGGATCCGCGTTTCAAACATCTCAGCCCTTATTACGACATCGATACTATTGCCAATAATATTGTCAATATACTGCCTCATGGTCGTTGGAAAGATGAGCATTTGGTTATCACGGGCGGTGAACCGCTGTTAGGTTGGCAACGTGAATATCCAGAACTGCTGTCACATGAACACATGCGTGGCTTGCAAGAAATAACATTTGAAACCAACGGCACACAGTTGTTGTATCCCGAATTGGTTAGTTTTTTAAATGAGTGGAAGAAACATCGTTACTTGCATTGCCTTACGTTCAGTGTAAGTCCCAAATTGAGCATCAGTGGTGAACGTTGGGAAGAAGCTATATGTCCCGATGTAGTTAAACAATATTATGAAACTGGTTATACCTATCTGAAGTTTGTGATAGCAACCAAAGAAGATGCAGAAGAAGCGGAGCAAGCAGTCAATGAATATCGTAAACGAGGTTTTAACGGTCCCGTGTATCTTATGCCTTGCGGCGGTGTTCCAGAACTTTATAATCTTAATAACAGAAAAGTTGCTGAGTTAGCCATGCAGAAGGGTTGGCGATACAGTGACAGACTACAAGTGCCACTGTTTAAAAACGAATGGGGAACCTGATGCAGTTCGCCGGACAAATTTAATATCAAAGAAAGACCAATATGACAAATTTTACAGCTGATAGAATTGCAGCAGTTCGATTGCAATATCGCATAACCGATTGGATACGAGAGTACGCCACTGAGTCCAACATGAAAAGTCTAGTGGTAGGTATTTCGGGCGGTATTGATTCATCTGTGGTCAGTACCTTGTGCGCTCGTACCGGACTGGATACCATTGCAGTCACTATGCCGATTCGACAAATTCCCGAACTGCACGACCTCAGCTTGCGACATGGCGAGTGGTTGTGCAAAAACTTTAAAAATGTACGACATGTAATTGTTGATCTCACTTCAACGTTTGATGAATTTGAACAACAGTTGAATGCGTTTGGCAACCTGCATGGATTTGCCAACAGTCGCAGTCGTTTGCGCATGGTTACCTTGTATCAAATTGCACAGGCCATGCAAGGCATTGTGGTGGGCACTGGCAATCGAGTAGAAGATTTTGGAGTGGGCTTCTACACCAAGTACGGCGATGGCGGAGTAGACATCAGTCCCATTGCCGACTGTTACAAAACTGAGGTGTGGCAAATGGGGCGCGAGCTGGGTGTTCTGCAGGAAATCATCGATGCTGCACCCACTGACGGACTTTGGGATGACGGACGCACCGATCAAGACCAATTGGGCGGACTCAGTTATCAAGATCTCGAAGTGGCCATGGGCATGGACGAAGGTGATATACATTCTGACGATCCAGTACTGCTGGACAATTTAGAAAAATATCGTGCCATTCGTGCTCGTAGCCTGCACAAAATGAATCCAATCCCTGTATTCAAAAAATAATACCCGGGCTCAAACACAGATAAATTAGTCTGAAGCAATTCATTTATCTAAAGGAACAACATGCAAAAATTAGGATTCATCGGAATCGGCAAGCTAGGATTAGACTGTGCTGAGGTAATGGCAGAAAAACACGAAGTTCGTGGTTACGACATTTACCCGCGAGTCAGCAACACAGTACGAGTGTGTGAAATTGAAGAATTGGTGCGCGAAAGCGAATGGATTTTTATTGCTGTGCCCACTCCACATGCCGAAGGCTACGATGGATCTGTGCCATCAAGCCATATGGAACCACGTGACTTTGGTCACGATGCTGTGCTGGATGCAATTGACAATGTGAATCGTTATGCCAACGGTGTCAGTAAAAAAGTGGTGTTGATCAGCACTGTGTTGCCTGGAACCACTCGTAAAAAGTTCATTACACGTCTGGACCCTGTGCATCAATTTTTATACAATCCTTACTTGATTGCCATGGGCTCAGTAAAATGGGACATGGTCAATCCTGAAATGATCATGATTGGTACCGAAGACGGTGCCTGGACCGGGGTAGCTGGCGAATTGCGTGATCTTTACGATACTGTGATGCAGAACGATCCACGTTACGAAATTGGTACCTGGGACGAATGTGAGGCCATTAAGATTTTCTACAACACATTCATTTCAGCCAAGGTTGGTTTGGTCAACATGATTCAGGACTTTGCACTCAAAATTGGCAACATCAATGTGGATGTGGTCACAGATGCGTTGGCCAAATCAACCATGCGTATCATGGGATCCAAATACATGACAGCCGGCATGGGCGATGCAGGTGCTTGTCACCCTAGAGATAACATTGCCCTGCGTTGGCTGGCCAAAGAATACAACATTGGCTATGACCTGTTTGACACCGTGATGCATGCCCGTGAAGTGCAGGCCAAGAACTTGGCCATGTACCTGTTGGACTTGAGTGTGATGAGCGAAGACTTGCCCATTGTGATTCACGGCAAAGCCTACAAGCCCGATGTAGAATACTGCATTGGTTCTTACAGCACATTGATAGGACACTATATCGAACAAGAAGGTCGCCAAGTTGTTTATGTTGATCCATTGGCCGACGACCGTACCAATGTGGTTGAATCGATTGATACACCTGCAATCTTTTTGTGGGCACACAACCGCAAGATCACTTACGAGTACACAGGCGACCAGTTAGATACACAGCCCTATTGTGACATTTTGCCCGGAAGCATTATTGTTGACCCATGGCGCAAACTCACTTCGACTCCTGAGGTAGAAGTTGTCCATTATGGCAACACCAGACTCTAAGGAACCCAATGGGCTTGTTTGACCGTTTTAAGAAAACCCCACCCAAGGCCGCCCCTAAATCCGAACCACGTCTTAAAAAAACCAAACTGCCGACCAAGACCGAAAAGGAGTTGGCAACCGAACGTGGTGATCCTTGGGTGTCAATTGTTAGCATGGAAATAGATCCTAACAATATACAAAACGGTGCTTTTGAATTGGATTGGAACGATAAATTTATAGCCAATTTGATCCGAGCCGGTTATCAAAAGGATCCCAAAGACACCGATTCGGACATTGTGGATCGTTGGTTCACTTCGGTGTGCCGCAATGTGGTGTTAGAAACCTATGAACAGTATCAGGCCATGGATCCGCAACGTGATCGCGTGGTCAAAACTCGCAACATAGGCGATGGTCGATCGGAGGTATCATGATCTTGGCAATTGGTGACAGCAACATGTATCCGGCCTGCACAGAGGTGCAGGAGTCATTGGATCCGACCAACCTGGTTCCGGTGTTCAGTGAACAGATGGGTAAAATTTTTAGATGCTGGGGCAAAAATGGTGCCAGTAACTATTGGATCGAAACTCACATTGAATATTTCCTAGCCGATAAAAAATGGGATCCCAACACGTTTTTGTTGATTGGCTGGACCAGCTTTGAACGCGAAGAATGGCCCTGGTTGTACAACAATATTTCAGTATGTGGCGGTCCTGACTTTGGTATGCCGGCTCCTATGAAAGCGCGATTTGAGCAATGGAAAACCACATTGACCGGCGAATACTATCGCGAGCGCACTCAGTTTTGGCATGATAGAATCTATCAAATGCACCAACAGTTGCGTGAACGTGGTATTCCACACCTGTTCTGGACCACCTATAACAATTTCAACACCATCAGCAATCAACAGGACTGGCACGGCAACTTTTTCCAACCCTATGATCAAAACGGTTGTATGAGTCGATTCTTTGAATCTCGTGGCATACAGGCCATCAAACATGACCCATTCCATTATGGCGCAGATGCACATCGGGCCTGGGCCACAGCCTTGAGTGATCATGCCAAATCTGTTCAATTATGATGCTGTATGTCAACGGTGACAGCCACAGTGCAGCAGCCGAAGCAGTGAACTCTTATGCATTTGCCGAAGATGATCCAAGGTTGATCTATCTGGGGCGTTTGCCGCACCCAGAAAATCTTGCCGTCAGCTGGGGCAAAACACTGAGCATGGCACTGCGTTCTGGCTTTCATTGTGATGCCGAAAGTGCCAGCAGCAATGCTAGAATCTTGAGAACCACTAGAGAATGGTTAGACGGGCCGGGTTGCAATCATCCAGACCAATTGATCATAATACAGTGGAGCACCTGGGAGCGCGAAGAATGGCAATACCACGATACCTACTATCAGGTTAATGGCAGTGGCATTGACCAAGTTCCACCAGAAGCACAGGATCGGTACCGCAACTATGTGGTCGGCCTTGACTGGAGGGCCAAAACCCAGCAGGCACACAACGACATTTGGCAATTTCATCAAGAACTGACGCAACAGGGTATACGTCACATTTTTTTCAATGGCAACAGTGATTTTGGTGCTGTTACTGATCGCCAGGATTGGGGCGCCAGTTATATAGGTCCGTATGATCCAATCTGTACCTATCATGCCCAACTCCAAGCCGCTGGAATTGACACTGTTATGCCAGGTTCCTACCATTATGGACCCGAAGGCCACAACTGGTGGTTTCGCCACATGCTGGACTATGTTGTTCGAAATCAATTTATTTGACAGAATTATCTAATTGTGTTATAATTGCAGTATGAGATATATTTTGATTGATACTGCCAACATGTTTTTTAGAGCTCGACACGGTGCTTTTCGTGCAGCCGACACATGGGAAAAAATTGGATTTGCACTGCATGTGACCTTGATGAGCGCCAACAAAGTGGCCCGAAGATTTGAAGCTGACCATGTGGTATTTGCGCTGGAGGGGCGTAGCTGGCGCAAAGATCACTACCGGCCCTACAAAAACAACAGAACTGTGGCACGTGCGGCCTTGACTGAATCTGAACAAGAAGAAGACAAAATGTTTTGGGAAACCTATGATGAACTGACTAAATACTTGTCTACCAGAACCAACTGTAGTGTCGTCCGTTGTGCCACAGCCGAAGCAGACGATATCATTGCACGTTGGATTGCATTACACCCCCAAGACGAACACGTCGTTGTCAGCTCAGATTCAGACTTTGTGCAATTGATTGCACCCAATGTCAAACTGTACAATGGCATTAACGATCACCTGTTCAGCACCGAGGGTGTTACAGATGCAAAAGGCAAACCGTTGGCATTTACTATTGAGAGCAACAGCAAGATCAAAGTTGGCAAAGCCAATGCAGAATTTGTCACACCCGCAGACTATCAACGTTGGGTGCTGTTCTTGAAGTGTATGCGCGGTGACCCTGGTGACAATGTGTTTTCGGCTTATCCTGGTGTACGTATCAAAGGCACCAAGAATCAAGTGGGACTCACAGAAGCATTTGAGGATCGTGATCGGAAAGGCTATGCGTGGAACAATCTCATGTTGCAACGCTGGTCAGACCACGAACAAGTGGAGCACCGTGTACTGGATGACTACGAGCGCAATCGCATCTTGATTGATCTTACTGCACAGCCCGATGAAGTCAAAGACACAGTAGACTCAGCCATACGTGAACAGGTCAGTCATCGAGATATTGGTCAGGTAGGAGTGAGATTCATGCAGTTTTGTGGCAAGTATGAGCTCACCAAGTGCAGTGAGCACGCCGACAGTTTTGGTCGATGGATGAACGCCACCTACCAAGGTGTATTAGATGATCTATAACAAAAGGAACAACACATGACCCTGATAGCAAAACCCATAATAGACCAGCAGTTTTGGATACTGCAAAAAGACAACGAAAAAGTTGGCAACATTGAGGCCTGCGCTGGTGGATACCAGGTCAAAATTAAAAATCATGTGGCACAGTTCAAGACCATAAGTCTAGCAGCCCGAACTGTCAATATTGAGTTTGAGCCGGCACAAAAAATCACAAAACCCAAGTCGTCCACAACCGAAGTACACGGATATCCGGTGTCGGGTCGCGTACATAATCCCATGTGGGATGTGCCACAACAGTTGCCGATCTACACCAAAACAGTCAAAAGTAAAAGTTGGTTTGCAGCCGGTTGGTACAATGTGCGCAAGGGCCGCAAATGGCGCACCATGCTGGCTCCCAAATTGATTGTGTTACAGCGTTATCCTTATCAAGGACCTTTTTATACTGAGCAACAAGCCAATGACCATACATCTAACAC